CCGTGAAGGGTTTGATGCCTTGTATGAATACAGTCATTGCTAACGTGGTGGTCTTATGGAGATAAAGGTGGGTGAACACTATGTCATCTACGGATTTGAATTTGATTAAAACCTAACTACAATAACGACATGAAGAAACTCCTAGCCCTTTGGTATAAGTTGACTGATAAGAACTTCAATGACAAGTTGAAGTCCGCCACACTTACAACGAAGATGATCGAAGCTTCTACTAATGGTAGTATCTCTCACTTCTACAATACCAACGGTGATAAGATTCGTGGGTATTCTAATACCTCAATCAAGACCCGTAGTGTCTTCCATCCTCTAATCGCAAAGTATCAATAACATGGTAGCTCTATACACAATCGCAACAATTCTATTCCTCCATTGGGTCTTCGACTTTCATCTTCAAGATGATGACATGGCCAAGGGAAAGTCTTCATGTAATAGAAGCCTCACAGATCACGTAGCAGTTTACACTGTTGGTCTTATTGTGATGGGTTTAAGCAATGTAGTCTACTTCCATAATTGGAGCTATGTAGCTGTATTCGTTATACTCAATGCAATCATCCATTGGTGTGTTGATTGGGTTACAAGCAGAGCATCTTCTTCCTTGTTCAAGGAAGGTCGTGTTCATGACTTCTTTGTGGTAGTTGGTTTCGATCAATACCTTCACGCTATCTCTTTATTTGGAACTTTCGTATGGCTAACAAATCTGTAAAAACTGTATCTTTTAAGAAACTATTCAACTACGCTGGTAAAGAGTATGATATCTTATGGGCTGAATGCTATAAGGTCTTCATCAAGAGTGGTCTTCTGACTTATAATGGAACCTCTGAAGCATTCTACTTGGAAGACTTAGACTCTGACATTACAGATCGTGAAGAACATGGTGGTATTGAATGGAACTCTCCTTTACGTATCATTCGTAATTTCCTCATAGAAGAAACATCTACTTGTGAAGCTAAATTCAAACACAAATAGGATGTCATTTGAAACAGGTAGTAAAATTATATGTAAAGAGGGAACATGTAATTCTCTTACACTTGATAAGGTTTATGAAGTGTATGAATACTGTCCAAAACCTAATGGCGAAGATATAGTTAAGTTGTATGATGACAACAATGATCTTCTTTGGTTTTATGTTCATCTCTTTGAATATGAACCAACACTTCAACAATTAAAACCGGATTATAATCCTCGTATGGAGAAGGGAAAATACTGCGTTATCACCGAACTACAGTTTGATGAACTACTTCAATCCTCTAAGGGTTGGGTGAAGGAAGTCAAAGGTAAGGAATACGTATATGGTTATCGCACCACTAAGAATCCTGACATTGTTGTGTATGTGTATTCCACTATCACCAACGATGGTCTAAGTAGGAAAGTTGGAGCAGACGCCATTCGTGTGTGTGCTGTTAATACCAGAACACAAAGAGGTATCATTAAGTCGTCGCGAGTTTATAGGACTCCGAGTTGGGATGAAAGAACTAAGGCTAAGGTCTTGGATGTAATTAAACAAATCTTCTGATGAAAAAGAAAATTCGAAACATTGTAGTCGATGGTATTACCTACACATGGATGTGTAAGAGGGGATACTATCAAGTATTCTTAGATAGGAAACCTTGGATCTATAAGGAAGATGATGGGATGATTACTCCAGCCATTATTAGATGGCAAATCATAGACAAACTCTCGGAGGTTAAATAACCTTTACATGGTATCGTAGCTCAATGGAAGAGCAAGTATAAATAATGGCCCTATAGCTCAATTGGATAGAGCAACGTTTTTCTAAAGCGTAGGTTATAGGTTCGAGTCCTATTGGGGTCACATTATATCCACCTTCCAATGTCTTGTTCGGTGACAATTAGAACATAATAAAATACAACCGTCTAATTCCTTTTTGATATTCTCCCAAGAAGTTAATCTAAGCTTATTCCAATCCTTTTCTTTAATAGATGGATCTAAGTGGTGAAAATCAAACACGTAGTAATTGTCAGTATAAATTAATCCACAGTCAACGCACTTATGACCTTTATATAGGATAGCATCTTTCTTTCTCTGAATCCATCGTTGGATACAATAAGCATTAAAGCATACCTTGCACATATTTCCAGTATCGCTTCTATTCTTACCCCTACTATAAAACTCAACTTCATTCTTATCTTCTTTGCATGTAGAACATTTCTTCATGTTCTTATTTAGTCTGGAAGAACAACTAATTCTAATAATATGGGCCAAGGAGCACAACAGATTGAACCTCATTTCGATAAGGTGAAACGTGGTGGTGAAAAGTTTGGTGATGAATATCGCCGTGCTAACAAGAAGCATAAGATTCTTAAAGAGAGACGTAGAGGTAAACAGTTTGTAGTGGAAACCTCCACCGAATTTGATGGGGAAAAGTATGAGGATTATACTGAAATTGTCCCTAAACATTCAGCAACTTACCGAAAATACGATGGCTGGGAATATTGATAGAGAAGAACTTGAAGAAGAACTCCACAAACTATATGTCTTCATAGGTTCAAACAATACAGATATTGAAGGTGAAGTCTTCGATAGAGTGTGGGAAATTGAAGAGATCTTAAACCCAACTCCTAAGTGGGAACCCGAAACAGACTTCAAATGTCATTGCCATAGGCGTGACTGTTGGGAATGTGTATATAAGGATGACCCGATGGGAATCTAATTAAAACCGAACTACAATCATAACATGAATCACGCTGAACTGGCACAAGAGTTTGAACAAGAACTTCAACTTCAAAAGAAGAAAGAGAACTTCCTTAAAGCTCGTAACATTCTTTCCGATAAGCAGAACACTGCTGCTAACCTGAAGGAAAGGTTCGAAGCAGAACAAAAGGATGAGCATATCATCGCTATGGCATTTCAATCCTTCACCCTCTCAGGTGACATTGATGCCTTTATGAAGTCCATCAAGGACACTAACTACTTTGGGAAAAGGTGAGAGATTGGAGATATTCTAAACTAAAAACTAAATTAATTAAAACCGAATTAAAATAAAGCCATGACAATCACTGCAAATGATGTAAGAAATAAAATATTGGCCGCTAAGGGTAGTTTCGTTAAGGCTTCTTGGAAGTCCGAACCTAAGCCTGCTGCTGCTCATAAGGGTATTCTTCTTGAGAAGCATACTACTGCTGTTGTTCAAGCTGGTGTTAACTATGCTAACCTTTCCGCTGTTAAGCAAGGTATTGCTGATGGAACCCGTGATGAAGTTGGTGAACTCCCATGGGGTGAATGGTATGTCGATCCTCTTACCCAAAAGAGTTGGTTCCCTCATGTGATTACTCACAAGGATGAACTCTACCTTCGTCTCTATCCTTCCAATGGTTACAACCATACTCCGAAGAGCATCTTCTTTGTTGGTGGTAAGGAAGTTGATAAGGCTACCTTTGCATCTTACCTCACTCCAAGTGATGCTAAGAAACTTCTTTCTCCTGAAGAGAAGCCACTGTGCTTCACTATCAAGTCGAAGAATATCTTGGACATTCCTGAAGAAGTCGAAGACTAATATCTATAATAACTAATAACTGACATATGAAATCTACACTGTACATTAAAACTAATTCCATCGAAGATCGTAACATCCTAATGGGTATTCTCTACTCTGTTGGAGCGGTCTTCCACCGTGTAAGTCAACCGGGTGAATATGACTTGGAAAAGGCTAAGAATGCATTCCGTAATAACCTCACTCTTTCTATCTCTAAGAAAGATGAAGGTCTTGACATTCAAGGATTGAATACCACACCTGATGCCAACTTCTCCACTGATCCTGCTAAGGCTATCGAACTCATTAAGGAGTTCTCCGCAGTAGATTCTAAGTCCATCACTGTGAAGAAGGTTGGTGACTATGAAGCTATCGTTCAAAATGATGGTATTCATATCTATGGTCAAGTTATCCCATTCGATAAGTTTGATGAGATTGCTGCTGCCGTTGCTAAACTTAACAAGTAATAACTGTGAAAATTAATATTAATAATCGCGAGGAATGGATCGCATGTATGAACCTTCTAATAGCCTTTGGTTATGTTTGGCATAGGTCTAGTGATGCCCTCACTGATATTGATGTTATCGAACGAAGGTGGTATAGGGATTACCCAAACATTAACGTAAAGGAGAAAACAAAATCTATCGCTGGTGGAATGAGTTCTTATGGTGGTGGATTATCCATCGTTGATGATAGTGTCAAGATTATCAATCACCTTTCTGGAATTGGTGCCCCGATTACTATTAACAATGTGGCTGGATTCGATGCAATTGTCGAAGAAGGTAGGGTTCTTGTTGGTTGCCAAAAAATCTCACTTGAGGAATTTCGTGAGATTGAAGCTGCCGCTAAGGTGATTCGTGGTTAGTTGGTTGCCAAACGATTAGCCGTGAGAAGTTGCAAGAACTTCTGAAGATCCAAGATGGATTTCAGTAATTAAAACCGAAATAAAATAAAGACGTATGAGTGATAAAACTAAAACGAAACAGGTCGTAATTAACGTGTCTGATGCAGACAAGGCGACGATCACCGAACTAAAGGCAAAGCTGAATGTTACCGATAAGGAATTCATTTCTGCTCTTCTTGTAGTGTTGGCCGCGACGGATGAAGCAGTTGTTAAGTCCGCTGTTGAAACCGTGACTATCGAAAAGCAAAAGGCAAAGATCTCCGCCCGTATTGCCAAGCTTGAAGCAGAAATTGCTAAGGCCAAGGGTGAAGGTGTGGAAGCTCCTGTTACGGAAGCTCCAGCAAATGAAATCATCGTTGAAGACGAAGTGATTGAACCTGCTGCTGATGAAGTTGCTGCCTGATTAATCAAATCCAGTCAAGTTTCGCTAGTCGAAACTGAGGGGAACTGGTCCAACGTAGGATGTCCCTAGTCCTTTCTTTTCTTTATGAGAATACTACGCGCAATTACAGATCTTCCTTGGTGGACAGGTCTACCCATCTTCCTTTTAGGAAATATTCTCATACCATTTGGTGTGTGGGGATTCATATCTGGATTAATCATATGCCTTCTTGGATCTTGGATATTATCAAAGCTGTTGAGCTACAATGAAGAGGATGCTGATGATAGCTATGCCATAATTGGTATACCATTATTTGCTGCTCTCATGTTCTTCACGAATCAGAAGTTCATTGAAATGGACTATGATACACTGTATGGTATCAGAACTGTCCTTGGGCTATTCTTCACCTTAAACACATTCAAAGGTTTTCGTAAATGAAACAAAAATTCTTCAAAGTCTTATGGAATGGATTGGTAACATTGATTCCAATCCTTCTACCTCTAATTATCCAACACAAGGATACTATCATCAAAGCGGCGAAGAAAGTTAAGTGAAATTGGCTAAATATATGAATGAGTAATCATCCCAAGTATCCAAAGTCAACAGGAATTTATAAATTAACATGCATTGTTGATGGGAAGATATATATCGGTAAAGGTGTTAATATCAGACGTAGACTTAGCCATCATAAAAATTGTGAAAAGTATTCATCAACATATGGATATTTACAAAGAGCCATCATAAAACATGGATGGGATTCATTTACAGTAGAGATATTAGAAACCGTCCCCAATTTTGATAATTTAAAAGATAATGATAAACTTCTTGAGAGAGAGTCCCATTTCATTAAACTATTTGAATCTTCCTCACCAGATAAGGGTTATAATATTTGCAAACATTCCACTGATAGAACTGGAACTAAATGCTCGGAAGAATCAAAAGAAAGAATGAGCAAAGCCCGATTGGGTATTATCTTTTCAGAAGACCATAAAGAAAACATTAGACAAAGCA